ATATATATATTCAGTATATATATTCTTTAAATAAAAAAATATATATATACTGAATATATATATCTGAATCAATAATTATACGATAAATTATATTATTTTTTTGATTTCATATATAAAGCAATTTGTTCTTTTCTTTGTAAAATTAATTTATTTAGATCTTTTGTTTGAGTATCTGCAGTTATTTTATATTCTTTGATTTGTTTATGTATATCATTCAAATCAGTTAATTTTTTATTTTCATTAGCTGCATTGTATTTAATATTGGCACGTTGTATATTGTCTTTTTCATCTATACACGAAAAATCTTCATGTTTTGATTTGCTATTATTAAACATACTTGTATCTTCATTTATATGTGGGTTATGAATTATATTTTGACTATTGTTTGTCTTTTGATTCAAATATTTTGAATTTTGTATCCACATGTGTGCATCTAAGTTAAATAATGGTTTTGCTATATTTGGTATTATAATACATGGTATATCTGTAATTTCTGTTGGAATTTTTATATTTTTCTTTTGTAAATCTATTATATCTATCAATCTAAAATTATCCAACATATTTTCCGCATGGATTTTATCTAATAATAATTTAGATGCATGATGTGGCATTGTTTCTGATGGATTTGTAGAAGCTTTTGACGCAAAAAATAATAAATTATATTGATTGTCCATATAATATATAAATATAAATTAGTAATAATATAAACACAAATAATAAATATTTTTATAAAATAAAATAAATATATATTTTATGAATCTTATAGAATATATTTTAATACATAAACATAGATGTAATATATTAATATCTGGCTATATATGGACAGATATAGTTATGGAATTTGCTAAAACATTAGCTACTAATTTTGATTTTGAATTAATAAATGTGAAATTAACAAAAGAAGATAAAATTATAACTAATATTAATGAAATAAATTTTAATGATTTAAATAATTTTATGATTGAAAAAAAAAACGAAAATAAAAATTCTAGTAATCCAAAAGGGTACATTATAGTAGGATATACATTTCCTACTGAACTATTAAAATTTGATGTTAATTATCATATAAATATTTCTTTTGATACGTCTATACTTGAATCTGAAATATTAAAATATATAAAAATATATGATACAAAAAGATTAGATATAGATAACCATATTAATTTTATAACTCGTAATTGGAATTTTAATCACTTTAATAAGAAAATTATATTGTCTAAAAATTATTTAAATGATATAAATAATCAATATGGAGATATTTTTAATGCTATTATTATATATTTTGCACAAAAAATATTTGGCGATGATTATAAAAATTATATTAATACAGATGAAAAAGATATAAATAATACTAAAGATGAAAAAGATATAAATAATACTAAAGATGAAAAAGATATAAATAATACTAAAGATGAAAAAAAGAAATATTACTCTAATAAAGATATTGAACCTGTATATGAATCTACTAGAATATCTGATAATATAAATAATGGACAAACAAATGCAATACTCGATTATATGGCAGATTCTGACAATGATTTAAAAGAAGATGAAGAATTATTAAATATACCTGAATTAACAGGTGGTGTATATGTGAATATATTAGATATGTTAAAAAATTGATATTTTTGTGGTTTAAATATATAACTATATATAGTAAGAATATAAATGTCAAAAAAACATAAAATAGAATTATCTATAGTAGATGAAACAAATGCAATAGATGGATATGAAACAAGTGAAGCAATTATACAATTTAAAGGAGATGATATAAATGAGGTAATAATAAATACATTAAGGCGCGTTATATTATCATTAATACCAATATATGGATTTGATAACAAAGATATAAACATTACAACAAATACAAGTATATTTGATAATGGGGAAATGCGTTGTAGATTAGCAAACTTACCAATTTATATAGGTCAATCAATGGTTAAAGAAATAACTAAATTATTAGAATTGCCAAAAAATACACAAAATATTATAAATGATGAAACATCATTAGAAGATGCATTAAAATTAGAATATAATGCAAATATAGGATCTGCAGAAATAAATATTGTAGAAGATAGTTTAAAAGAAAAGGATATTAGTGATAATTTAACTATGTCTATACATGTAATAAATAAATCAGATGATGTTATGAATGTAAGTACTGCTAATTCTGGAGTTGTTTTTTATTATAAAAAAATCCAAATTCCTCATATATATGATAGACCTTTAGCATTAATACAATTACGTAAAAATGAAGAATTCATATGCAATATGACATCAAGTTTAAATATTGGATTATATCATGCTACATATCAAGGTTGTGCGAAATGTTATCATAATAAAATAGATGACAATACATATAACTTAATATTATCATCAAAAAGACAGTTAAATGAGCGTGATTTATTGATACGTGCATGTAAAATAATAATTAAAAAAGTGCAAACAACATTTGATATTATTAAAGCAAATATAAACGATCGCAATAAAAAAAATAGTACGTTAATCAGTAAAAATATATCAGTAGATTTTGATCCCAATAAAATCGATAAACAAACTAATTTAGAACAAATAGATAATGAATATCTATATAATGGTGAATTACTTATTGAAGGTGATCAACATACAATGGGCAATTTATTATCATATTTTATGAAGATACAAAATGGTGTTAAATGTGGCTATACTATTGGACATCCAAATATTAGCAAATTTACATTAAAATATTCTTGTAAAGATAAAGAAGATGATTTAACTTCAGAAACTTCAGAAACATCAGATAAAGATTTAGCTATGGAAACATCAAATATTTTAGTAGTAATAGATAATGCATGTAATAAAATAGTTGATATATATACAGAAATATTAAATAATATAGACAAATTAGGTAATTTTGGATATACTTATTAGTATATATAATATTAATTTATAATATAATATTATATAATATAATATTATATGAATATAAATACTGATAAAACTAGACAACGTGTAAAATATTATATTGATAATAATAATTCAAAAAGTACTTTGCCTTTAGATTCAGATAATATTTCTGATAATTTATTTTATAATAAAAAATCTTTTGATCCAAATTTAGATTTAAATAGACAATTATCAAATAAAATGTATATTACTGATTATGATATTGAATCAAATTTACGTAAACCAGAAACATGTTATAATATAGATGATCAATTAAAAACTTTTTGCAAAAAAAATGGTAATAATAAATATGATGATGTATGTACAATTGGAAAACGAAATTACAATATAGATTTAAATAATAGTAAAAATGTAAATTATGAAAATGAAATATTAATAAAAGACATAGATGATATTACACGTGATAAATATTTGTTAAATTGTTCTCAACGTAGAAAAACATTGGATTGGTCGGGATATAGAGCACCACCAAAACAAATAAATGGACAAGGATTTGGTAATCCAAATAATTATCATCAAGTTAGATATGGATTAGATACTAGACATAATAATATAGAACAAAATATAAATGTAAGAGATGTAGATTATAAAGATCGTGAAATGATACCAATAGATACATTTATGTGGAATTATAGTGGTATTAGATATGATATAGATATTAGGTCAGGTATATCATCAAGAACATATAAGAAAACAAATACTGATTATAACATATAAAATAAAAATTTGTTATATATTATATATTATAATAAAAATAAATCTTATTAAATTAATATCTTATTATTTATATATATAATGTCTGGTTATTATGCTAAATTACCATATGATTCATGCGCTTCATGTCAATATACAGAAGCATCAACGCGTAAACATAGGCAATGGGATTTTTTGATAGAAAAATACGAGAATAGAATATCAAATAATGATATTGCGAAATGTGATAAAAATAATAAACATGCACATATAGAATGTCATAAATGTAATTGTAATCAATATTATACAGTTAAATCTGAACCACATGCAAAATGTAGTGAATGTCATTGTGATGATGATCATAGAGTACCATGTAAAGATTGTGTATGGAATAATACAGCTGATTTAGATAATACACGTAAAGCAAATTTAGAATATCGTATAAATACAGAGAATGATTTATTAGGATTAACAAGACAATTATCAAGTTGTGATAGTAAAAAATTTATACCATGTTGGGCTGAAAATTTAGGTGAATATGGTAATTTTACACAAAATAAAAACTCATGTGAAAAATATAAATCAATTGCACAACCTTTATTATGTGATAGAGCCATTAATCCTACTAATGTTCATAAATTTGCTTCTTGGACAACTTATGAACATAAAAAATAATCTATTTGTGATTTAATTGATAATGTATCATCATATATTTTATTATCTTTAATTAAGAATCATTTTCATAATCTATTTGTGATTTAGTAGATGATGTGTCATCATATGTTTCATTATCTTCAGTTAAAGAATCAGAATTATTCAATATTGTAAGATCACATATTTCATCATCAGAAATAGTATCATTTATAGATGAATCATTATTATTTGTAGATAATTTATTAATATTTGTTAGAATATTAATTCTTCTAGCATTTATTTCATTTGTTTTATTTAATTTATCATTATTTAAGGTAGTAATAGCTAACCATTCACGATTTTCATTACATATTGGGGAAAATTTACATGTAAAAACACTGTCATTTATTATATTATCCACAGTAGATAATGAACCTAAACCATATAATTCATATCTTTTTCTACTAATTAAAATACCATCAGTCCAAATGAATATATTTGAGAATAATCCGATTAATTGTTGAAACATAGATATATTATTATTATATTTAATATAACATGTGATTTCTTTGAATAATAGTTTATACACTTTATTTAATATTTTTTTTCTAGCACTACATCTGTCACATATATTTTTGTCATCATTATTATTTAATTTTTTTTTTAATGTTAAACATGACAATATAATATTATCACATTCTTTTTTATATGCTTCATATAATAAAGATTTAATTTTAACTTTATGAAATATAGGTGTTTCAGATTGTATTATTAATTTTGTATAATAATTACACCATTCTAAATGTTTATTTTCTTTATATGTCATGTATATATCGTATTGATCATTAATATCTAAATTATTATTAGTAATCATAAATTATTATTTATATATAAAAAAAATTATATTTATATATATATACTATAATATGAGTAGTTATTATGCTAGAATAAAATACGATGGTTGCACTACATGTGAAGATGTAAATATATCAACTGGCCCTAGTAAATGGGTACATAATACAGATCAAGAACATGATAAGGCATGTTTTAGTCAAAATGGACCACGAGGAACTAGAACAATGGCAAGTTCATATAATGATGTAAATTATCCACAAGGTGTTGATATAGAAAGTAGCTTACGTGGATTAGATATACCATTATCTAGGTGCATAGATAAACGAACATTAATTGAAAGAGATATAAAATTAAATAAATTATATACAGATGCAGAAAAACGTAATAGAGGTCATGATTGCAATCCTAATGCAACTGATTTACAATATACACGATTAAATCCATATACTAATATTACTGAAACTGCATTTAATCGTTATGAATTCCCTATAATTGATCCTGTCAATTGGGTTTTTGATGGTCATAATTCTGGCCCTTTTATCACTAATACAAAAGATCCTAATAGAAGTGGAAGATCAACACGACATGATTATAAAGTAAAAATAGATCCATATTTAAAAGCTCTTAGATTAGAAGCAAAAAAATCAGGACCAATAGTAGCTCAAAATTCATGGTATTAATTATTTCATAATCAATAGCATATATTTATAAATAATATAAATATAGTCTATTAAATTCTGTGTGATATAATGCAATATTTTGTTGATAAAATTAGAACTAATGCGATGGAAAATGGACCTAAATTAGCAGTTATTATATCTTCATATATGGATAGATATATAATATATAGAATGATGCGTAAATTCGATGGGAAACAACAAAAAAATATAATATTTTATGGAGGTGAGGCACATACAAAAAATATTTATAAAGTTTTTAATAGGACTAAATATTTTGAAACTATAGTTGACAAATATTCTTCACACATTGATTGTATAGATGTTTAATTTTACATAATATAAATAATATATTGTAAATATATATTATTTATAAGTTATAGATACATTTTCTTTATAAAAAATTGAAATTATTTTTATATATAATATCTATTTTATAGTAATAAATAACTAACTGTGTTGTAAATTAGATGTCAAAAATTATAATTTTGCCTTTAGAAGTGATATCTTATATATTAAGTTATTTAGAACCAAATCCACATTTTATTGGAATAGTTAGACATATATGTCACTTATTTAATAATGCTAGTTATAATACAATAGAATGGCAAGGAAAGAATCATAGTTGCAAAAAAGGATGTTGTTTAATTCTAACACCTGAATTTATAGATGAATACCATAAAATAATTAAAATTAGTATAAATAATAGTAAAATATCTAATAATTGTTTAATAACAATAAAAAATGTATCAACTGTACAATATTTAGATTTGAGTCATTGTTATATAATAACAGATAAAGGTTTAGAACATTTAAAAGAATTAAAACAACTGGATTATTTAGATTTGAGTAGTTGTTATGATATAACAAATGAAGGTTTAAAACATATAAAAGAATTAAAACAACTGCATAATTTAAATTTGAGTAGTTGTTTTAAAATAACAAATGAAGGTTTAGAACATTTGAAAGAATTACCACTTACATATTTAAATTTGACTTGTTGTATACGTATAACAGATGAAGGTTTAGAACATTTAAAAGAATTACCATTAACATGTTTACATTTGAGTTGGTTAAATAATTCAAATTTGAGTGATTGTAATGAAATAATAGATGAAAGTTTAAAAAATCTAAAAGCATTACCAATATTATATTTACATGTTAATTGGTGTCATGGTATAACAAGAGAATGTTTCAAATATATTTTTGGTAATTCTGTTAAAAGAATATATTGTTAAAATATTTAAGTATATATTAAAATTGAATAGTTTAGTGTGAATTTACAATATTTTTTTATTATTTATTAATATTAAATGGAGAAAGAATTACAAAATATAAGTGCGACAAATATGCCTACAACATTATATAATGAATTAGAGTTTGCGATTTTTTTAGATAAATTGGATTATAAGAAATATGGCTGTGCAGATGCATATGTAAATACAATATTGAATATAGGTAAAATGAATAATATACGTATAATAATAGTGAATACATCTGAAGAAAATGAATTAAATAAAATAATAGTGCATGGGAAAATAGAGTTAAGAACATTGTATATAAAATTGCCATCAAATAATATGTATATAAATTCAGATCAATGGGAGAAAGAGTATTCATCAGCAAAATTACGTGAGATTAATATGATATTTACATTATTAGGAGCAAAAAAAATAGTGTATAAACAATCAGAAAGTAATAAAAATAATTATAAGAATTCGGCATTATTAAGTATAAATAATAATGAAAATGGATATGAATATTCAAATAAAAATGAAAAAACAAATAAAATATATGGTTGTATAGAATTAGCAAATACAATAGTACCAGAAGTAACTAATTTTGATGAATTAGTAATTGGTAAAAAATTATATTATACATTAAATGATCCAGATATACAATATATAGTAAATTATAAATTAGAAAATAGAAGCATGTTGAAATATGCATATACATATCAATTTTCATATATGATGAAGCAAAGTTATAAATTTATATCAAGTTTATCATTAATAGGAATTAGTATAGGTTTATCATCACAAATAAATAAAGAAATATTAATAGAATATGATATAGAATTTTAATATTTAATCTATACCAATATAAAATTTATTTATTTAGGAATATATATATATAAATGAGTCAAACTTTTTCAGATAAAGTAGAAGTAATAGAATCTTCATTTAATGATAATATAACAAATAATTTTATGAATACGATTTTAAAGACGATATTTATAAAAAATGCAACAAATTATTCAATAGCGCCAAATTATAAAGAAATATTACTTAGTCACGAATTAAATTTACATGATTATATTGAAAAAAATTTTGAATGGGATGCTATTAATGATACAGAAGTTTCAAT